GTCCAGAATTTCACCAAGGGAATCATCAGCCCCGAGCTTGAAAGCCGGTTCGATCTTCCCGCTTATCAGGCCGGTCTGAGGCGCGCGACCAACGTCAAGATCAGGCGCACGGGCGGCGTCACCAAGCGCATGGGAACGCGCTTCGTCAGCGAGGCGCTCAACAATCCCGCGAGGCTGTTCCCGTTCCAGTTCTCCGATCAACAGGCGTATGCGCTTGAGTTCGGACAGGCGACCACGCGTCCGCTCGCTTTGGGCGGCTCGATCCTCGAACAGGAATTGCAGGTCTTTTCGATCACCAACGCGGCGAGCGCGCAGGTGACGGCGCATTACCACGGCTATTCGGTGGGCGATAAGGTCTATTTCACGGGCATCGAAGGCATGGTCGAGATCAACGACCGCGAGCTTGTCGTCCAGTCCGTCATCGACGATCACAATTTCACGGTCGGTTTCGATTCCCGCATGTCGGGCGTGTTCAGCGGTTCTGGTGGAGGAACGGATCGCACGTCAGCGCCGACACCGCCGCCGCCTCCGCCAAGCGTTCCCGACCCGCTGCCAGCGCCCGAACCGCCAACCGTGGGCTCCGGCTCAGGTGGCTCCTATACCAGCGGTGGCCTGTGGGGCGGGCCTGGTCGCGGGGATGCTCCGTAATGGGCGTGGCTCGCATCTACACCGCCGCGTCGCCGTTCAACGCCGTCGAGCTGCCAGACATCGACTACGAGCAGACGGCGGACGTGCTCTATCTCGCGCACGATAACCACAAGCCGAACAAAGTCATCCGGCTCGCGCACGATAGCTGGACGTTCAACGACGTGGCGTTCGGCCCGACGATCTCGGCTCCTACCGGAGTCACGGGATCGGCGACGACTCCGAACACCGACTCCGCCAATTCTGGCAACGCCTATTTCCCGCAGACCTCGCAATACGCAGTGACGGCCTATAGCGACGACACCGGGCAGGAGAGCCGCGCGTCCTCGCCCGTCAGCCTCACCAACGACGTGACCCTGAAGCGCAACTACAACACGGTTAGCTGGAGCGCCGTCGCCGGGGTGACGGGATACCGCGTCTATCGGTCGGACAACGGGCGGCTTTACGGCTACCTTGGGTCCACCGATCAACTGACGTTCCGCGACGACAATATCCAGCCCGACCTCAGCCAGGGTCCGCCGATTGGCGATAATCCGTTCGCCAGTGCCGGGGACTATCCGGCGACGATCACGTTCCACGAGCAAAGGGCGTGCTGGGGACGCACGATCAATCGCCCGAACGGCATCTGGTTTTCGCGCTCCGCCGATTATGAGAACATGGATTACACCCGCCCTTCAAGAGCGGACGATGCGTTTCCCATCGGGCTGGTCGCGAACAAGGTCAACGCGGTCAACCAGCTCGTCTCCTCGAAGCAGGGATTGCTGGCCCTGACGAGCCACAACATCTTCACGATCCAGGGATCGAACGAGGATTATATCTCCGCCGCCCCGCCGCCGAGGGTCAGGCCGGAGATCAGTCGCGGATCGTCGCGGTTGAACCCCATCGTCATCGACAACATCGTGTTTTACGAGACGGCAAAGACCGGCGAAATCCGCACCATCGGCTATGAGTTCGAGCTCGATTCGATGCGCACCGATGACGTGACGATCTTCTCGCGTCACCTGTTTGAGAATCACGGTGTTATCGATTGGGCCTATGCCGAAAAGCCAGCGTCGGCGATCTGGCTCGTGCGCGATGACGGCAAGCTTCTGTGCCTGACATTCGATCAGGCGCAGCAGGTGTGGGGCTGGACGCTCTGCGAAACGGACGGGCTGTTCAAGCGGGTGTGCGCGATTACCGAGCAGGGCGAGGACCGGGTGTATTTCCTCGTCGAACGGTCGATTGGCGGGATGGCAAAGCTCTTTGTCGAGCGCATGGCCTCGGAATTGTGGGAGGAACAGGCCGACGCCTGCTATCTCGATAGCGCGCGGACGTTCACCAGCGACATTGCCGTTTCGACCGTTGACCGCATGGAGCATCTTGAAGGCAAGACCGTCGTCGCGTGGGTCGATGGGCAGGCGGTGACGGAGAACGGCGGGGTTCCGTTGGTCGTCACCAATGGACAGGTGACGCTCCCGTTCGGCGGCAAGGTCATTACCATCGGACTCCCGTTCACCGCGACGGTGGAAACCCTGCCGCTGGCGATCCAGTCGGGCGGAGGATGGACGGTTGCCAGGCCGCAGCAGGCGGCGAAGGTCGTTCTTCAGGTTGTCAACAGCCGCAACATCTTTGCCGGCCCGAATGACGATAGCCTGCTCCCGGTCAAGCAGCGCGAGGACGAGGGCTATGGCGACCCGATTGCGCTCTTTACCGGCAATCTCGAAGTAAACATGCCCGGCACGTCGCAGCGGGAAAGCGTGGTCGTTGTGCAATCGAGCGACCCGACGCCGTTCCACCTCGCGGCGATCCTGATCGAACCGCAGATTGCGGGCTAGGCTCGTCCCCGCGTCGCTGGTCCATGTCGGGCCACTGGCGAACCGGATGCGCGAGGCCGACCGGATCGAGTGCGCGGCGTTCGGCAAGAGTCCCAAGGAAGCGTTGAGATGGTCGCTGAGGACAAGCCTTCACGCGATGACGGCGCTTGATGACGAGGGACGCGTGCTCGCGATGATGGGCGTGTCGGCGAGCGATTTATTGAACGGCATCGGCAGTCCGTGGTTTCTCGGGACAGACGACGTGTTCCGCTACGGGAAGGACTTATTGAGGCGCGGGCCGGGAATTATCGCGGGCTGGCACGAGACCTTCCCGCTGATGGAAAACCTTGTCTCGACGGACAACCACCGGGCGATCCGGATGCTGAAAGCATGGGGGGCTTGCGTCGGGGGCAAGGCGGCGATTCACGGCGGGGTCGAGTTCGTTCCCTTCCGCTTTGCGATTCAAGCCGAGGCGGAGAGCGCATAGGCACAAGCCATGTGTGTCCCATTGGCTGTCGCCGCAGCAGGAGCAGCGGCCGTAACCTCTGCCGCCGGGCAGGTCATGTCAGGGATGCAGGCCCGCGCTCAGGGCAACTATGAAGCGCAGGTCGCGCGCCAGAACGCGCAGCTTGAAGTCGAATCCTACCAGAACAGCCGCACCAACGCGGGCCTCGACCAGCGCGACTATTGGCGCAAGGTCGCGGCGATCAAGGGCCAACAGGTCGCGGCAATGGCGGCGAACGGCATCGACGTGGGCTTCGGCGCGGGCCAGCGCGTTCAGGACGATACGCAGATGCTCGCGGAAGATGATTCGCTGAGGCTCGCCGACAAGGACCATGAGGACGCGCGCGGGCATTTGATCCAGGCCAGCAATTTCACGACGCAAGGGGTCGCGGCGAAACAGCGCGGGAAAGATGCGTTCACGTCCTCGCTGTTCGGGGCTGGAGCCTCGTTGCTAAGCGGGTTGAGTCAGGCGTCGGCCCTGCAAGCCAAGATGGGCGGCGGCGGCTCATCGAAATCCAAGGGCGGTTAATGGCACGCGTTCAGCTATTCGAGGGCGGCAATGTCGCGCCCGCCGAAACCACCAACGCACGTTATCAGGCGGCGGACTTCGGCCCCGGCATTGGGCGCGGGATTCAGCAGCTTGGGGCTGCTATGGGCGAAGCCGCCGATGTCGCGAACGGCATTGCGGCAATCCATGACGAAGCGGCGGTCAAGGAAAAGACCAACGCGATCAACCAGTGGTTCACGCAAGCGGGATACACCGGACCCGACGCGTTCTTTTCGCAACAGGGCAAGGCCGCGCTCGACGGGCAGGCGCGCATCAACAAGGGCCTTGACGAGCTAATCAAGCAGTCGCGCGCTTCATTGCAGAATCCGCGCCAGCAGCAAATGTTCGATAATGCGGTCATTCCCCAGCAGAGCGAATGGACGACGCAGATCGCCCAGCACGCGGCGAAGGAAACGCTCGCCTACAACGTCGATGAAAGCAATGGGCGAGCGGTCACGTTCGGGGAGCTGGCCCGGCATTCCTATCTCCAGAATCCAGATGAAGGCGAGCAGCAGATCGCCACCGGGCTCGCCGAAACGGAAAACGCGCTCCGCCTGAAAGGCGCTGGTCCCGAGTTCATCGCCGCCAAGAAGCTCGAATATGCGTCCGGCATCTACAAGGATATTGGATCGGGGCTTTCTACCGATGGCCACGATGGACCGACGCTCGCCCGCGCCTTTGCCGAGAAGCACAAGGATTCAATGCTCGGCGACGATTACCAGCACGTCCTCGACCGGGCGACGGTCCAGCAAAACTCACTCGACGCGGAAGCGCGCCGATTGGAAGCCGAGCAGCGCCGTGTCCAGCGTGAAGCCGTGTCTGATGCGAGGGACAGGGTTCAGTCGGCCATGTCGCGCATCGACAGCGGGCTTCCGCTTAGTCCCGACGAATACACCTCCGCCGTTTCGGACGCGCGGCTGACGAATGATCCCAACCTGTTGAAGCGGGTTCAGGAAGGGCAGTTCAAGAACAACCTGACCCTGGAATACAGGAACGCCACGCCGGTCGAATTGCAGAACCGCGTCAACCAGCTCTCGGCGGATATCGCCAAGGCGGGCGACAAGGCGAAGCCGGAATGGCTGATCGAGCGCGACCATCTCTCGACCATGCTCAACAACAGCCGGTCGAGCCTCAACCGCGATCCCTTGTCGTGGGGCGCGGCGCATCTTGGCATTGAGCTTGCCCCGCTCAATCTCAACGATAATTCCAGCATCGCCGGACGCATCAATGCGGCAACGCAAGTCGCACGCACGACCGGGCATCCGGCACAGCCCCTGACGGCTGATGAAGCGGCCTCGCTCGCGCCTCAATGGACGCAGGGCACGATCCAGCAGAAGGTCGCGCTAGTCAGCAACCTCGCAAAGTTCGGGCCTCTTGCCGGGGCAGCGGCAACGCAGATCGCATCGCATGACAACGGCTTGCAGAACCTTGTCGGGCTGGCGACGCTCCAAAACCGGGGAGTCGCCGCGAGCCGGGTCAATCAAATCCTCACCGGCTATGAGGCGATCAAGACCAAGCCCAAGCTGATCGACAAGGACGATAGCGTTCGCCAGTTCAACGATCTCACCGGCAACGCCTTTCAGTTCCTGCCCGGCGTCAAGGACGGCGTTTACACCAACGCCAAGGCTTTGCTGGCGGCACAGGCCAACGAGCACGGCTGGAACGAATGGGCGGACAAGGACGACCGCGCATGGTTCCGCTCGGTCAATTCGGCCCTGGGAGCTTACACCAACGCCAAGGGCGAACAGGTCGGCGGGCTGCACGGCTTCAATGGCGGAACGACCGTGTTGCCCGAGGACATGACGGGCACGGATTTCGAGACGCGCATTTCAAGGGCGAACGGCCCGCAGTTCCGCAAGGCTCAGAATGGCGATCCCGCGCCGATGGGGAATGGCCGAGTTCCCACGGCAACCGATATCAAGCGGATGCAGTGGGTTCCGTCAGGAGAAGGGATTTACCGGCTCACCGATGGGCACGGGTTCGTGCATACCAAGGACGGGCGGTTCTACGAAATCGACGTTGAGAAGCTGCCGAGTTCGTTTGATGCCGAGCTGGCTGCGCTCGGCTATTCGCGGCACTGATGGGCGTCCTCGGCCAATCCAAGGACCAAGGGGCTGGCGCAGTCGTTCCCAATGCGATGGGGCCGGTCGATCACACCGGCTTTTTCCAGAACATCGGGGCTGGGTTTCGTCAGGCGGTGGCGGGTCCGCACTCGACCCGCGTCGGCGATGCTATCTATCAGAAACGCTACTATGACGAGATCATCAAGGCCCTGGCGGCGGAAGGCCAGCAGGGCGAGGATCACCTGTCGATCATCCAGGGCAACCCGGCTGTGCCGCGTCCCTATCGCAACCCGTTCGTCTCGGGACCGTGGGAGAATTTAACCAATCCGGCGCACAACCCGATTGCCGATCTTTACACCGGCGGCGACCAGGCCGAGATTCAGCAAATCTGGCAGGGCATCGCACGGGTCCGGCAGACCAAGCCCGACTTCTTGAAGCAGTTCCCCAATCCCGGTGCAATCGTTGCACTGGCGACGCAGGAGCGCCAGAAGCAGATCGCACAGGCGAACGACGTAACCTCGCGCGCAAACACGGCGGGAAGCGTCGGCGGATTCGTCGGCGGCATGGCGGGCTCGGTCGCATCGATGGACCCGGAGAATGTCGTCGGCGGCGGGTTCGGAACAGCGGCGGGAAAGACGGTCTCGCACACCATCATTCGCCGGGCTGTGGAAGGTGCTGGAGCCAACGCCGCCGCAGCGACCATCGGCATTCCGGGGCAGGCCGCAGACGCCGAGAGGCTGGGCCAGGACTTGACGCCCGGCGACATGGCGCATCAGGTGCTCGAAAGCGCCGCAATCGGCGGCGTGTTCGGCGGCGCTCATGCCGGGGCACCGCATGTCGCGGGCGCGGTTTCATCGACGGTCGGAAAGGTCGCGGACCTCGCGGCGGAACACGCACCAGCGCCGGTTCGCGACGCGCTCGCGGCGGCATCCATCCGCGCGGGGACCGTCAAGGATCGCCAACTCCTGACGGAATACCGGCGCTTGCATAATCCTTATGCGGCAGTGGGCGACACTTCCACCCCTGACGAGCGCGCGGCCGGGCACGTCATGCAGCGCGACATCGAGAACAGGGAAGTGTCCCCGTTCACGCCCGAAGCCGTCAATCCCCACGAGGATCGCTTGCAGGCGATTGCCAATGACCTTGGGGTTGATCTGTCGGCTAAGGCGGTTCCGTCCCCTGCTCCAATCCAGACGCCGACCGTTCGGGATCAGTCGGCCGGCGCTGAGCCGCGCCGTCCCGCGTCCTACGAACAGGCGTTGGGGCAGGCCGAGGGCACGGGCAAGAATCCCCATAGTTCAGCGGAAGGGCATTTCCAGTTCACCGATGGAACGTGGCTCGAATATGCGCCACGCGTTACTGACACCTCCGGAATGAGTAAGGCGCAAATCCTCGCGCTTCGCCACGATCTCCCCACCGCTACGGCCGCAGAGAGGCTGTTCCGCGCCGATAACGGGCGTTACCTGAGGGATCACGGGCTGGAGGATAGTCCCGGCAATTTGAGCCTCGCTCACTTTCTCGGCAAGGGCGACGCAGCCAAGGTGCTGAAAGCCGATCCCGCGACGCCGATCGAGCGGCTGGTCCATCCCAGGTCTCTTGCCGCCAATCGCTCTGTGCTCGCGGGCAAGTCGGCAAGCGAAGTCATCGCGTGGGCCAACAAGCGGATTGGAGCAACCGTGGATGGCCCGGTCGCCCGTCCCGACGCGGTTGGCGATGAGTTCGACTATGCCGACGTGCCGCCCTACTCGACCGCGATCCTGACACCGGATCAGGTGAGGACCGACGCGCCGCTGATGCAATACAAGTCCGGCGGCGACGAAAACGGGGTCACGAACAAGCTCGCCGATGTGACCGCGTGGAACCCCATTCGCTCGTCGGAAATCCTCGTCTGGGAACCGAACGAGGGCGGGTATATCGTCGTCGACGGTCATCAAAGAACGGGCTTGGCGAAGCGGCTTTATCCCGACGATCCGAGCATCCGGCTTCACTCGATTGTGCTTAAGGAGGCGGACGGGATCACCGCTCCACAGGCGCGGGTCATTGGCGCGCTTCGCAACATCGCGCTCGGCACCGGAAGCCTGGAAGATAATGCGCGGGTCTTGCGCGACGTTCCCGACGCCGCCGAGCTGTTGAAGGGAGCCGAGAACAAGCGCGAGATCGGCGGGCTTGCCAACCTCAATTACGAGGCGTTCGGGGCGGTCCTGAATAACGTCATCGATCCTCGCATTGCCGCCGAGATCGGCATTCACGCCGCCCATGTCCCCGAGGCGCACATGGCGCTGGTCGGGCTGACCAAGGATTTGAGCCGCCCATCCGAGGCTGGAGCGGTCGTTCGTCAGGCATTGGCAGATGGGTTCGGCGCTCCGCAGGAGCACCAGTTTTCATTGCTCGGGGACCAGCCTCAGCAAGCGCTTTATGTCCCGATTGCGCGCATCCTCGCGGCGGCGGAAAAGCGGCTTCGCGATGAAAAGCGCACGTTCAAGGTCTTGAGCGAAAAGGCCGGGACAATCGAGGATGCGGGCAACGTCTTGGATCGCAGCGCAAATGAGAGTAAGGTAATCGGCAATGACGAAGCGCTCGCTATCCTCGACCGCACGGCGCATAGCTCCGGTCCAGTCAGGGACGCCCTTATCGCAGCGGCCCGAGCCGAGCTTTCCGGTGCTCGACGCGCCGATGCCGTCAACCAGTTCCTCGACGCTCTTGCCGGGATCGACCTACGATCTGCCGCAA